GTGGGTATTCTCCCTGTTGACACGTTAATGTAATTGCTGTCCCGTTTGCTGTTTGTAATCCTGTTCCTGTTCCCTGCTCACCTGATGTAAACTCCATGTATGCTGTTTCCTCAAATATTTCGTCCCATCCTAAAACAAACATGTATGTTACTGCTGGGTCTGCACAATCGTCTGCATATGTTTCAATAATTGCTGTGATACCACATGACGTTGCCAACATCATTAAATCCTCATTTACAACTCCTGTAATTTTTGGAATATAAAACTCCAAAGAAACCTCCATTAATGTTGAACCGTTTTCACGTGTTGCACTTGATGTGAAACCTGCCGAACCTCTTTCAAATTCCCAAACATAAAATAACGCACCACCCGTCATTGTCACCGCACTGTAATCATGTGCCGAACCAACTGTGAATGAAGCAATGTCATCTGTATTTGTCAACCATATTTTTTTAATACCACCACGTCTGTTCCTGTCGCAACAAATAACGTCATGTCCTCTTGTAATTCCTGCCATTTTATTTTATTTTTTTATGGTTAATAATTTATTAATATCCGATTTGCACCGTGCTGTCATATAAGAAATTCACGCCCATTTTGAAATAACTTCTAACATAAACTTTTTCAGTTAAATCATCATAAAACATTTTCATTTCACCCTGTGGGTCGTTTGTGTCTGTTCCAACCACTAGGTTTTTTAACGCTGTGTAACATGCCATGATATCGTCAGTTAACGATAATGTTGCTGCCGCCTCATCCCATGTGTGCATTGGCACAACTTCAATTCCTCTGAATGTTACATTCCCACCTGCTTTCAATGCTGTGTATGCTGCGTCTGAACTCACACCCTCAATTGACGTTAAATAATCGTTGTAAATTGTTGGTGAAACAAAAAATTTCTTTTCGTTTGTTGGCACACCCTGTAATGCTGCGGGTGCGTCTGCATACATTGCACGTAATGCAATAATTCCATCACCTGCCGTCCATGCACCTGAATTTGCAATTGCTGTTTTGTTACCATCAACCGTTGCGTCTGCTTTTAATAGTTTCCACCAACCGTCTAAACTTGAATAACAATCTGACCCTGCTGTTGTGTCACCGTGCCATGCTAATTTAGTAACGTCATTTCCAATTGACTGTCTTACATTTGCCAATATGTTGTCCATTAACGCTGTTCCTGATAAATCAAAAACGTTAATTCCATTTTTAAAACTTTCCTCAATATACGTTCCAAAAAACGCGTCTTGACATTCTGAAACTGCCACTCTTAACCTCCCCGCTGTAATTACTTTGTCAGTAACCGCATATGTTCCACTTTCGTCATCACCACATCCTGTGTATTTTTTTACAATACATGATAATGCGTCTGCTGTGTAAAGGTTCATTGTGTGTTTTACATTTGGAATTACCCTAAATTGGAAAATGTCACTATCTCTAAAGATAGGTTCCAAAAATAATTCCGAAAAATTTGCACCTGAATAGGTTGCATTGATACCGCTTGTTGCTACATTTCCCATTTTCTTTTAATTTTTGTTTGTTATTATTATTTATTTATTTGCTTACACTCTTTTTTTCATTCCATCTGCAATTGCATTAAAAAATGCTGCATTTGGGTCAACGTCTTTTACGTCTTTCACAATTGATGGCTCAACATCATTTGAAACGTTTGTTCCTTTTGCTTTTAACTTTGAAATTTCATTTGTTAAATTTTCAACCTCATTGTTTGCCGTTTCTAATTGTTGTGTTTTGTCAACAACTTCGTCCTCTGCCATTCCCATTCTTTCCTCAATGTCATGAATTGCGTTTTCTAAATTGTCAACTCTGTCTTTTAATTCCTCATAAGTTTCTGCCCAATCCGCTTTCTCTGCTGCACTTTCGTCCTCATCACCCTCATGTCCTTCCTCATGGTCGTTTTTGATAACTGTGTTTGAAATTAAAGATTTGATTTTTGATAATAACGTTTCGTCATTTTTAGTTTCGTTTGAAACCTCTGCATTTTCTTTTGCCATTTTTTCTGATTTTTGTGTTTTATTAAATACTGAATTTATTTGCTCTGATGTTATGTTTGTAAAGTTTGAAATATCATAATTGTTTTCAACCTGCACTGCTTTTGTTATTGAATTTGCAAAACCACTGTCAATTGTTTCTGTTGCATTAAACCATGTTTCTGCATTCATTAAACCAACCAATGTTTCAACATCCTGTTCTGACTTCTTTGAATATATCCCTGCAATTTCCTCACGTATTTTGTCCAATACGTCTGCGGTTTTTCTTAATTCATTTGCGTCACCACCTGCCATTGTAAACGGGTTGTGTATCATAAACAATGAATTTTCGGCCATTTCAATTTCGTCACCTGCCATTGCAATAACTGACGCAATTGACGCTGCAATTCCCTGAACCTTTGTTGTAACTTTGTGTTTGTGATTTTTTAAGGCATTGTAAATTGCCAATCCATCAAACACTGAACCACCTAATGAATTAATATAAATGTTCAATGGTTTGTCTTTGACTTCTTGTATTGCCTCAATAAAAGATTTGGCGTTTACATCATAACCACCAATTTCTGAATAAATAAAAATGTCGGCACTTTTATTGTCACCCTCATTTTTAATGTCATACCAATTTTGCATTTGGCAAAAATACGACAGACATGTTTTTTAATTACGAAAAATTGGGAATTTTCTAAACTTTCTGTTTTGTTCTTACTTTGTATTTAACGTCTGTGTCACTTTGATATTTAATGTTGTGACTGTGGTGAAATTTTTTACGGTATTTATACACAATCCCCTGAACTTGTCGGTCTGACAATTCATATTTAATTGACAAATCCATAAATGTGTGTGTGCAATGACCTTTGTTTTCAACCAACATTTTGTCAAAATCTTTTATTATCATATAATTTCTGACACGTGTCGGTTCGCACAATCCTTTTTCTATCATATGAAACACAACATCTTTTGGTGTTGCAAACTCACCAAACCGTGTTTGAATTTCAACCCAAACCAATTCAATAAATTCATTGACGTGAATTATGTTGTTGGGTTTTGCCATTCACGTTGAATTTTAAACATTGTGTCAATCATTTTTTTCGCACAACCACCACATCCAAAAATATTGTCAGGAACTTCGGGGTCAACATGTTTTCTGAAAAATACTAATAATTGACGTGCATGTTCCCGTTGATATGACAAACGTCCTCTCGCGTCACGCCTCATTTGTGACAATAGAATGTCAACTTCATTTCTGTCCTCAATTGAAAAACGTTCTGATAATCTTTTTTCGTGCATATTGTTTGTTGTTTCTTTTGCAAATTTAATTTCAAATTTTGGAATTGGTATGGCCATGAAAAATATTTTTTTAACAATTAAAAGTTAATTGCATTTATTTACCATTTATCAATTGGACATTTCCCACCCCAACACGCGTCCATTTTTGTTTTCGCTTTTAAATTACATTTACATATATCACAACTCTGTGCATTAAACAACCACAACCAACGTCCTTTCATATGTTTGCAATCTCTGCAAATGTTTAATCTTTGACGTTGTGTTTCTTTGTTAACGGTAACTTTCATTTATTGTTTTTTAATAAACTCCAAAATAATATCAATTTTTCTTTTAATCTCATTCATGTTGTCGGCTGCCCTTTCATGATGACGTGAAAATTGGTTTTTCACTTCATACAACGAAAATACTAAAAATCTATAAAGTGCATACAACGCACCCAATAATAAAACCAACGGTAAACCGTAACCCTCAATCAATTCAAATAATTCCTGTGACATTTTATTTCTTTTTTACACAACAATTATCACCACAAATGTTTAAACAAATTGTTCCTAATGAAACAAAACACAATAATTTACAAATAATTTTTTTCATAATTTAATCTTTTTTTTAATTTTTAAAATGTTGCCTGTGCCTCAATATTTTGGACACTCTGTTGACTGTCGGTCACATCCGCCTCAACTAATACGACCTGTTGTTGTTCCTGTGATGTTAATGCATTTGCCATTGCCAATGATTGGTCTTGTAAAATATCTGTTGCAAAGGTCATCCCACCGTCTGCAAACTTTTTTCCGCCACCTGCCTCATTCATTGCACTCAATTGTGGTCTGAACATTGCGGTTGACCTTTTATTAATAACGGCCTCACCACCCTCCAATTCAACCACACGTCCTCCAACCTTAAATTTCTCACCTCCCTGTGCATGTGAACGTCCATGAACCATCCCACCGTCTGCAAATGTTTCACCCTCAATTCCTCCAAACTCTGCGGTTGGTGGTGGTGCTGCATTAATTGTTGCAATTTGCACACCTGTCATTGCAATCATACCTGCGGTCAAAATACTTTTAATAATTGCGTCTGCAATTGCATTTCCTGTTGCTGTTGATGACCAAATTTGCATGATGGCCATTGCACCCGCCATAATTGCCTGTGACCTTTGGAACTTTTTATTTTTTTCAAACTGTTCAATTTTTAGTGCCAACATTTTGTCATCATGCTTTTTTTCAATTGCCTCAATTGCTTTGGCTTGGTCTTCGGATGACATCATTTTGTATTCTGTTGTTTTCTTAAATTCCTCAACCTCTTTTGTCTTTGCCTCTGTCATTGTTTGCAACTGTGCATTGGTTTGTTCATTCTGCAATGCATTAAACCCTGCCATAATATCCATTGCCATTCCAATTGTGTTGCTCAACGCATTAACAAAATCGGCACCTGTGAATGCTGTTCCCTCTGCGTCCTCACCACCTGTTCCAAATAATGCCCTGTTCATAAAACCTGCGGGTGCGGTTTCTGAGTTTTCCTCATTTAAGGTTGCCAATTTGTTATTTAAACCTGCAATTTCGTTTTTTACTCGGTTAATATTTGCGGCCTGTGTTTCCGCACTTTCGTTTGACATATTGATTTGCATTAAATATAATTGCAACTGTGCCTCTGCAACATCCAATGCCTGTTGAATTTGCTCTTTTGCTAAATCCGCACCTGCCTTTTGTAATTTTTCAATGTTTTTTAATTCTTGTTTTTCTAACTCAATTGTTTTTTCTTGCTTTGCAATTTTTTCAATAATTCCCGCATTGTTGTTTTGCAATTTTTTATCATTATCGGCCAATTGTTTTGTCACCTTATTGTCAACATCTGCCAAATTCTTTTTTGCTGTCTTTAATTTCTCATTAATTGCGGTGGTATCTTTACCTGTTGCAATTGCATTTCTCAATTGTTGTTCATATTTAGACACCTCATCTTTCAATTTTGTGTATGCGTCGCGGTCATCTTTTTTCTTGCGGGTGTTTTCCTCAAGATTTAAACCCATACGTTCAATTGTTTCATTGGCTTTTTTCATTATTTCAGTTTGTTGACCCTGCAATTCTGTTATTTGTCCCGTCAATACACTCTGTGTTCCTAAATTTCCATTTACCGTGTTGATGGCGTCATTATGGTCGTTGGTTGCCTCATCATATTTGTCCGCACTCCATTGATAACCACGCACCATGCTGCCCATTTCGTCCTCTAAAAATTCAAATGCATTTGCATTCTCCTCCATTAATCCTGTGTTCTCATTCATGACCTTACCCAAAATAATTCCCTCTTTTGTCACTTCATTTGTAATGCCTTTCAATTTTAAACGCATTTTTGCCTCCTCAACTTTACTTGCCAATAATTCGTCCTGCAATCTCAATTCCTCTTTTATTAACTCTGCAACCTGTGCCTCTGACGCTTGTAAAATTATTTTTTTCTTTATTGCACCAACCGCGTCCTCATATGCTCTCTCCAATTCTTTTGCCAACTTTTTTTCGTCATTCAGATTTGTTATGGTGACGGGTGTGATGGCGTTTAAATCTTTAATTGCTTTTGTTCGTTCCTCACGTGATTTGTTTTCATTTCCAATAACTGAAATCAATTGTTTTACGTTTGCAATTTCATTAACCTGTTGTTTTTCTGCGTCCATGTTTATTTTTCCAAACGCTTCACGTTGTGTGTTTACCTCCTTAATTGCCTCTGCACTGTCCTCCGCGTCACTGCTAAATGTTGACCATAATGCAACTGCGGCTGCAATTCCTGAAACTAAAAGACCAATTGGGTTTGCTTTTACCGCTAGATTAAATGCCCGTTGTGCTATTGTTGCACCTTTTGTTCCTGTGGTGAATAATTTATTAACGGTGTTGTATGCTGTTGTTGCTTTTGTTGCCAACCATGTTTGTGCGGTTCCTGCAATAATCACCGTTTTGTAACCCACAAATGCTGCGGTTGCCGTTAATATTACAGGTGACAATGCTTTTAAAACATTAAACAATACTGTCACACCCTCTAATAACAAACTAATTGCGGGTTCTAAACCCTCAACCAATTCAATCACCAATCCCTCTGCGGAACTTTTAACCTCATCAATTCGTCCCTTTAAACTGTCACGCATAACATCCGCAAATTTCTTTGTTGTTCCCTCTGAATTTTTTAATGTTTGATTTAACACCTTAATATCATCCGAACCACTTAACATTGTTGCAAATGCCGCCACACTTCTTTTGTCTGTTATTTCTAACATTCCCGCAACATCAATTCCCTTTGCCTCCAATTCTTTTAATGCGGGAACCAACTCATCAACACTTGTAATGTTTCGTCCTAATGACTTTGCCAACGCACCTGTTGGGTCTGCTAGTTTTAAAAATATATTTTTCAACGCTGTTGCACTTGTGGACGCCTCCATTCCTGTGTTGGCTAGTGTTCCCAAAATTGTTGTTGTGTCCTCAAAAGAAAATCCCATTGTTTTTGCAATGGACGCCACTTTTGGCATTGCCACTCCAAATTTTTCCAAATCTAACATTGTGTTTGAAAATGCTGCGGCCATAACATCTGTGACACGTGTTGCCTCACTCGCGTCCATGTTGAATGCCTTTAATGTTATACCCACCTGCTCTGCGGTTTGTCCCAAATCATTTCCAAATGCATATGCCAAATCTAATGTTGATGACGTCATTTCCTGTATTTCGTCAGATTTAAAACCTAATTTGGACAAATTAACTTGCAACCCTGCAACCTGTCCTGCGGTAAATGCTGTTGATGACCCTAATTCTTTTGCTTGGTCGCTTAACTCTTTCATTTGTGTGGCTGTTGCACCCGATAAAACACCAACCTGTTTAATTTGAAATTCAAATTCACTAAACGCACCAATTGCACGTTCCATTGTTTTAAATGCCATCACGGCTGCACCTAATTTAACCGCCATCCCTGATAATGCTGCACCATAATTCCCAACATTTCTTTGTTGACGTCCCATTGCTTTGTCCATCTTTTTTAAACTTTCGGTGTTTTTATTCATTTCTGCGGAAATCTTTTGAAACTCCTTTTTGTTTTTTCCTAATGGGTCGGCCAATTTTCTCAATTGAACAGATAATGCGGCATTCTTTTTTGTTAAATCATTGTAACTTTTGCCACTTGCATTCATGGCTGCGTTCATTTTAATTGTTTCCTGTTTGCTTTTGTTCAACTCGGAACGCATTGCTTTTAATTTTGTTTCGGTTTCAACAATTGATTTACTGTATTTGGCACTGTCTTTTCCTGCGGTTTTTTGTTCGTCTTTTAAGGTTTTTAATTCCTTTTGTGTTGCGTCAATTTCAGTTTTTAATGCAACCATGTCTGACGTGCCGTCAACTTTTATTTTTAAAATTGTTTCTAAATTTGTTGCCATAATTTTATCTGCTTTTTAATACTTTTCTAATACTGATGTTTGGTGTCCACATTCCACTGTCAACCTCACTATAAACCTCATAATAATTTCCACTTGCGTCCTGTGCCATGATAACTCCGCCACCACCCTCCAAAACATTTCCATCCCTGTCAATTGCTAATGCGGGGTTTTTCTGTCCTGACAAAATTTGAATTGGGTTTGAATTTGTTGCTGACCCTGCACCCTTACCAATGTAAATAACATTTGATTTTAAGTTTCTCAAATTTTTTCCAATTGCAACCTGTCCTGAACCAAAAACAACATTGTTGTTAAAACCAACGTTTGTGCCTTTTTGCGTTTTGCTAGTTAAAATGGTTGCGGGTTTGTTCCATCCTTTTATTTTGTAACCCTCGCCCTGTGCTGCGGGGTCTGTTGGCGTATAACCTCCCGTGTCATGTGACATGTTGTTATTTAACCCCCGTGATAATGGGTTAACAATTGGGTTGTTCACTTTTGTAAAACGTGAATTTCCTGCAACACCTAAACGTCCCATGTTATTTTCCAACAACCTATTATTTCCAAATAAAAAATCTTTTGTTTGTTGTCCATTTACATTGTTAAATTTTATGTATTTGGCTGACAAAATTCGTTTTTCAGGTAACGCGGGAATGTATTGATATAATTCCACTTTTGTCAATTCATTTTTGTTTGGTTTGTAATCCGCAATTTTATTGATAATCCAATAACTGTTTGCCTCTGTCACACCTGTGTCCAAATAAATTAATTTTCTTAAATCTAAATTTGCAATGTCATCAATGTTCAATTTAAAATATGCGGTTTTTAATCTTGGACGTTGAATTAATGTTTCAATGTTACGTTCATAAAAACATGTGTATAATCCCTGACATTTATCGTAAACTAATGGCACGGGTTGTGGTTCTTGATTTGTTGTTTCCAAATCATTGTATGGTAACGTTGGATAAAACGTGTTTCCCTGTAAATTAATTGAACCCATAAATTGCCAATCCATGTCATGATGTGTTAATGCTAATGGATATGTTCGTTTTTCCAATGGTGAATGTGCGGGGTTATCTTTTGCAAATCTCATAATAAATTGTGATGTTGCACCTGTGTCCAAATTCAATGGTGTTTCTCCCGCCCAATATAAAATTCTAGCACCAAAATCCTCAATCTTATCAGGATAAGCATTCGGGTCTGTGTTTGTCCAAATCAATGTGTATTCACTATGAATAACGGGAATGTATGGTGACCACTGTTGGTTGTTACCAATCACACTGTCCCTGAACATATATGTTGGACAATAAAAGTTTGTTCCCAACTTACTTTCTTTGTCTTTGTATAACTCACCCAAATCCATAACATAACTGTCCAATTCACATATTTGGTTGTTTAAAATATTACGTTCCGCAACAAAACCATCTGACCCATCATTTTCATATGTAAAACACAAATCTCTGTTCAACACATCATAAATAAATTTGTCATGTTGTTTTTTGTCAACAGAAATTTTATCACTCCAATTAATTGCCTCTGACCTTTGTTTAAAAAATTGGTCACGTGGTTCAACTGAAATTGTTTTGTTAATCTCATCACATTGCCAATACAAATTGAACAACCCCGTCAAACCATTTACAAAATCCAACTGTGTTGTTTCACACGGCAACAATGTTGTAACGTTTGTCCCTGTCTGACCTGACGAACCTGATGTTGTTAAACCACCACCAAATGTCCCGCCATTTATTCTGTATTTACACTGACATGAACCAATACGGTTGATGTCATGAAACTCTAATTTTGATGTGTTACTAACAACCTCAACATAATACCAAAATCTGTCATCTGTGTCTGTCACATCAACCAAAACACCCTGTGCGGACAATGTAACAACGTGGTTTCCCTGCAATGGCCATAAATTTGCATTCCAACCATTCATGGATGAATTACTGTTCCACACTGCATTTTGGTCTAAAAAAATTGCCTCTGTATATTTTTGTGACGCATGTTCATGCATTAACCATAATCTGTGCAAATAATAATCACACATTGCCTCCTCACCTGTGTAACTATCAATGAAACCATACCCATTCCGATAACCATAAAAACCACCCTCTGTGAATGAACTCCCTGAATTTGGACAATCATAAAAATACGGCTCATCATTAATAATGTAATCCGCCTCCATTTCTGTTTCAATCTCAATATTAAATGTGTAACTGTCTGCAACACTAGTTCCTCACTCC